GGATCCTAGGCGTATTGTTAGCCAATTCTGGTGTGCTATCTCCTTGYCCCACTCCACCTCATCAAACAAAGCGACCAAAGAAATCCACACCGACAATCACACACCCCAGCAACCTCAGCCCAACATCCCAGCATGGGGCAAAACTCCACCAGATCAGCCAAGTCCACCACCGGGACTCAACCCAAACAAAACTCCTCTACTCTAATAGCTGATGCAATCGGCCCAGAGTTTTGCAAAAGCTGCTGGTTTGAGAGGAGAGGGTTAGTCAAGTGCCATGATCATTATCTGTGCATGTCTTGCCTAACGCTACTCCTAAGTGTCTCAGACAGATGTCCAGTGTGCAAATTCCCTCTACCAAGAAGGCTCAAGCTGGAAAAGCCACCCTCCGCACCACCCGCCCCAGAAAATCCTCCGCCATACAGACCCTAAACAAAACCCACCAGTACAACCAACCCTCACCACTCTCCCACCCCTCCCCCCGGGGGGGACCCCCGCCGGGGGCCCCCCCGGGGGGCAACGACAGGACACAGCACTGACTCCACACCTAGTCAATCTCCTCAATCTCTCTAGCTGAGCTGAATAACTCTCTACACAGCTTACCCTTCAATCTAAGATTTCCCTCAGAAGAATGTATCATCACAGTACTTTTTGACTTACTATAACACAAACTATACCCCTTGAAATCAATCCAGAAATCAAGGTCAACAAACACCGACTTCAGGAAGGATTGAGAATCAGACGGCAAGCACAATGTCACTACCTTTATGATATCCAGACAATGCCACTGAAGTCCTTGAGAATTCCTTGACAACAACATCTCATGTAACATTCTTTGTAATAAATCTCTATTATCATCATAGAGTTCCCTTATCAGCACCTCCAAATCCTGATCATGAATACTAGGATTGAATGGCAGCAATTTCCTCTGACCCTCACAAATATAACCCTTTTCAATGGTAAGTGGAACCACATTAGTTTCAGGGCCCACTCTTTCAAAATTGAGGTTTTCAACCCTCAAGACATCTCGATTGATCACCACTTCAATCGGAATCACTTCCCCAACCATTGAACTGTCTCTCAAGTAATCACAGACATTAGATGACGTGACATGCCATACAGAATTGCTTTTTGAGAAGTGTGCATTTGACATAACAAGATTCCAACAATCTACAATTGCAGCTCTGTTCACAGAACCGCCAAACATGACTTCTGCATCATTGAGATGGTATTTATGGTCAGCATCAAAGACTCCTTTGAATCTACAATACAGCGAGAACCTTTCTCTCAGGGACTCACCTTGGCTTTTTATTTGAAAATTGATTGTCATTGAAAGCTGGACTGTTTCTACATCTACTAATTCTGACAGGAACTCATTGATACTCGTGAAAACATTTGTCTCACAATAACCCATGCGGATGAACTGGTTAGTGTCAAAGTAAATTTCTTGTATATCAAAATCTAACCAAGAGTATCCACTAAAAAGGTCATGTCTGTACATCGGCCTTTCCGTTCCTTTATAAATCACCTTCTCTACGAAAGTACCAAAAGGACCAAGTGAGCTCAAACCCTCTGATCCAGGCAAAGAGCTCTTATGAGGGAACCAGGTGAAAGATCCCAATGTTCTTGACGTTGCAACAAAGGGCCTGACAAAAGATTCAAAGTAAATCTGCCTCAGGAAGTTTTGTGCAGCATCTTCTGTAGAAACCACTCTCTCATCGGCCATAGATTCATGTGATCTAGAGTGTGCAACAGATAGATCTGCTGAGAGAACAACATAGTGTTCTTCCCTCTTCCACTTCACTATGTGTGAGACTAATGACATCGCTTCACAGTTAACGTCTAGCATGACACAYAAGTCTAAAAACTTTATTCTTGGTGACCACTTCATCTTCACTGATGCCAAATCACTCATAAAGGGTAGGAGGTGCTTCTCGAAAATTTCAGGATAAAGCCTTCTGAAAGAATGTATTATATGGTTAAAACCCACTTTATCCTCCAACAATTTAGTGATAGAAGGTTTTATTGGGAAATAGTCGCAAGGTCTGAAGTTCACTGGTGACAAGACAGATTTTATGACGGGTTCTCCCAGCACCCAGGATCCTATCTCTAAAGCAGTTGACAGTGCTATGCACAGGTAATCCCAAAGGACTGGCCTAAAATAACCCATCAAAGAGCACCCATTACAGTGTTGTGTTCGAAATGGGGGTGAAATATTCCACACCTCCATTCCGTTCCTCACTGTCCTCTCTATGTTAGAAAGTTCTAAAGCACCTGCAGTCACTGATTTTATATACAAATTCTCTCTCTCTGGGCCTCTCACACATTTACTCCCCAAGGTTTTACACAGCCCTACAAAGCCTGAAGCAATGCTACTTTGGAAAGCACTCTTATTTATTGCTTCAGAAAGGAGCTTTTGTGCCCCTCTAGTGAAACTAGATGACAATTTGTTTTGAAGTGTTTTTACAATTGTTGGTAGTTTCTCTTCTTCAACATTGACAGCCCCTGTATACACAACCTTCTGCCTAAGCACCATTCTCAATGGGAAGTAAGAGGCAAGGTTTAGCCAAGATAAGCCCAATTCCTCATCCTTCAAGGGCTCAGAATCAAAAAATGTGGTAAGCTTCTGAAGTGACTCATATGGGTCGCCTGATAAATATGCAGTAGTAAACTCTTCATGGAGTTCCCCTGTCTTCAATTTGTTATATAGTCTTCGAAGAAGGGATCTAATCTTTTTTGTGCCAGAAGGGTCAATCATTTCTATATTCCTCATTATTCTGTACCCTCTGTTTCCATCCACCCAGTCCTTAACATCAGAGTTGCAATTCATTAAAAATGGATCAATTGGATACTGTGCATATCTTAGAAGGTTTAATGTCCTTACTTGTATTTTGTTGCAGAGAGAGATTGGCACACCATTGGCAACTGCCTGGTCAATAATAGTGTCAATAGTCTCAGCTAGCTGATGAGGCTCTTTACACTTTATGTTATGGAGTGATGCAGCGACAAACTTTGTCAGCAGTGGTACCTCATCACCCCAAACGTAAAATCTCGATTTGAACTCTGCCACAAACCTGCCAATGACACTCTTAGGGCTAATGAATTTGTTTAATTGATCACTAAGGTAATTGTGGAATTCTAAAATATACTCAAATTCCGTTGGGTCTTTTTCAGACAATTCAGACAGCATCTTGTCAAATAGGCTTATCTGATCATCACTAGAGGTGTAAGCATCAATGCGGCCATCGTATAAACAACTTAAACAATAATTAATGAATCTTTCAGTGATAAGTCCATAGAAGTCAGAAGCATTGTGCAGTATACCTTGACCCATGTCAAGGATTGAACTTATGTGTGATGGGACTTGCCCTAGCTGGAAGTGCTCAAAGAAAAACCTTTCTGTATCAGTCATTGTCAGTTGCTTTTTCAACCCAAGTTTCATTTTCAAGAATGACTTCATCATGGCTGTCACAACATTAAATGGGACTTCAACAATTTTATGGATATGCCATGACAACATTGTTGACACATAATCTTTACTCTTCATATCTGATAGGGTATCTATGGATGCCCAATTGATGTTCTGCAACATTGCTAAAAACAAAAATGGAGACATCATGGGCCCCCATTTACTATGGTCAAGACTGTATGACATGAGTCCTAATGACACATTGATTTTCATAGACAAAATTGCATTTTCAAACTCATGTTCATCATTCAAACAGCTCCCTTTGAACTGGGATGTCAATGCTTCAAAGTAATCCTCAATAAGTCTAGTAAACATCTTTGTCCTTAAATCCCCTATATACAGCTCTCTGTTGCCACCAACTTGTTCCTTATATGATAAGGAAAATTTGAGTCTACCTGTATCAGGTCCTCTAGAGGTGTAGGACTGAGGGGATTCTTGGCTATAAAAACATAAGTTTTTCAATGCCGCAGTTGCACAGTCTGTAAAGTTGAGTGCTTTACTAAGCGCTTCAGAGTTGCTCTCCCTTTCACTAATTCTTGTTTCATCAAATAGTCGGTCTCTATCCAACTTAAAATTTAGACACTTGCTTCTATAATGGTTGAATTTACCTGACAATTTGTTAGCATTCATCTGTAGTAATATTGATTTAAAACATTGAAAGTATTCTCCGTCATCATAAGTCCTTTTGCAGATAGCCTGAGCTATTTTAGTTATTGGGCATGACTGCAGTGAATCCAAATAAAAATATTTTACCCTAAGATCATGGTTGTTGTAAATCTTCTCACAGATATCTTGATAAACATTAAGAGGCAATGTCGACATGTCAAAATCCTCCACCATGTGAGTGGACAGTTCACTCTGAATCAGTCTGAAATGGATTTTATCCGAAATGACATCTTTCAAATCACCCAAATCACAACTAGTCTCTCTACTCTCCTTTTCATTTGAGACAGACCAGTTAAATTTATTCATGACTGAATCAATGGACTGCTTTATTCTTTCAAAGTACTCTGAAGCTCCACCTTCTAGTAAGATCTCATCAATCCCATCGCTAGCCTCAAGGGTAGTGTCTCCCTCCCTTTTCTTGTTTCTGCCTATGACAAGGTCACTTACAACTTGTTGAATTCTGTAGTCATATTCTTCCCTTTGTAAAACATATTTCCCTTTCCTCATAAAAACTTCTGACAATTGACACACAGCCGTTGCAACTAACTTATCATAATCATACTCTATGACTCTTTCACCATCTTTATATTTGTTCACAACCACACTCTTATTGCTTGCCAGATCTAAGGCTGTTGCACACCCACTAGTTATTAAAGGGTCTTTAATCCCATCTTTTAGTTCACTTTGCCTGAAGAGAGATCCATTATTGAATGAAGAAACCATCAAAGAAAATAATTTCTTAGAGACACCAGGTATTTTCATGACCACATCACCCCCACCAAAACAACTTGGTTTGTTCATAAATGACGTTGCTGATGAAATCAGAGATGAGAGCTCTGCTTTATTAGCAGTTTCTTCAGGATTGACATTCACACTTCCAAAGTGCAACTTAGGTTCAATGAATTTTTCAAAACATTTTATTTGATCGGTTAATCTGTCTGGTGTCTCTTTTGTGATAAAATGACACAAATATGACATGTTTAAAACAAACTTGAATCTATTGGTCATCATGGATTTGACCTCATTATTTAAAACAATATTAAGCACCCTCCTTATGATCCTATATAAGAGAAATTCACATTCAGTTATCAAATCCTCTCTCAACTTCTTCATGAGGTCTTTATGATAGTATTCAGAAACGAAAGCCATGATGAAGTACCTCAAATTTTGCAATAACTTTTGAGCCCTCTTAGTAGGGTTTGTTAAAATCAAGATGATCATCATCTTCGTCAATAATTTCAGTTCCTTTAATGAATCTTTTATCTCTGAACATTCTGACAACCAACTAATCATACAATCCACTACATCCTGTAACACATCTTGAGAAAAGATTGCAGGAAAATATCTTTTCGGATCAGCATAAAATGAACAGATTTCTCCCTTAACTGAGTCGTTTATTGCATAACATTTAGAACATTCACCAGTTTTCTGATAGATTAATTTCAATTTGTGACCCCCAATACAAAAGTCCTGAAAATATGCCTCTCTGCATCTAACAATCTTGAATCTTGATTTCCCATGCTCGTTCTGCCTAATCTTTGCAGTTGAAGATGTTTTCATGGAATTGACAAGTGCAAGAGATACACTTGATAGTCTCTTCCAGTCGTCATTGTCATCACAATTGACCTCTTTAATGTCATACGGGTATCTGTCCAGTTCATTCTTTTCATAATTCATGGTAGGTTCAACACCATCAACTTCTAATTGCAGCATTTTATGGAACAACTCTTCTGAAAGGTCTAACTCCTTCACAGAGTAATTCGAAAAATTCAACCCTACATGACTTAGTGCTTCAGATGCCTTTTTCACAACACAATTGATGACCTTAAGAAACATGCCATACAGGTTCATGTTATCCTGATTCCTATGATGTGCTGAATTGCAGACTCTTCTGTACAACCACGCTTTCAATTCCTTTTGAGTGGAATATAGTGATACTAACCTATCATTGACACTCAAAAAGGATGAACCCAGCCATTCAGTTTCACACAACTTACCTTTGGACCTCAAGTCCATGACATTTACAAGTAATATGATGCTATCAAATGTTAGCATTAATTTTCTTCTGGTGTTTAATAATTTTAGACTCTTAACTTTATTCAGCAAAGCTCTCCAGTTCGGAACATAGCTATCTTTCATGGATGATGTGTTCACCTCGGGCAGTTCACTGTAAATGAAGGATATAATTGGGTTTGCATGTTTATAAGCCTCCATGATTTCTTGAGTTTCACCTTGTCCCTCTCTTAATTCAAGACCATACATGTTGTTAAATGCACTCAATAATTCCTCTTGATCAACTTTCCTAAACTGCCGCTCAAGGACACCATCTCGTAACTTATTTCTAAAAGCTTGGAATTCTTGTATTACTTCCCGTTTCACATCCACTGGACTCATGCTGTTGTTGATGCCTGTATGGCACAGTCTGAGAAGCTCATCATAATGCCCAGCTCTATGATCCTGCAAAGTGTTGATGTTTTCTATACCTGACCTCTTGTTTCCTGAAATACTCAAGGATTCACACAATCTTGCATACTCTGCTTCTTCAAACAATTTCATTGATTCTTGTGAATAGGACAAAAGGCTGAATAATAAAAACCTCAACCTGTCGTTTACCCACTCTGGTAAGTGCTCAGTGTAGAAGCTAGTCCTCCCATCAATAAGTGGCAGCATTGTCACCCCAATTCTGCTTAGGTCATTCTTAAGAGAGTCCAGTTTAATTGAGTCCTCCCTGTACTTTTGTTCAAAATTGGCTGGTGAACTTCTAACAAAGCATTCCAAAATAATCAACACATTTCCAGTCATTTTGAACCCGTCAGGGACAACCAAGGGTAGACCTGGGCAAAGAATACGATTTTGACACAAAAAGTTCTCTACAGACAACTCATCTGTATTGTGATCACAGCCATTTGCTTGACAACTATCTAACTCAATACATAATGATAACAGTTTCAATCCTTCTATCAGTAACAATCTTGGTTCAGATTGAACTAAAAAAGCAAGCTTTTGTTTTGATAGTCTTTCATCATCTGAGAGGTACTTGCTCACAAGCTCTTTGGCCTCTGAGATTTGTTCCTCCATTTTCCAATAACTAAGTCTAAAGAAGAAAAACACTATAGTATAGAATAAGTCAAT